AGTCCCCGCGGAGGGGTGCCGGAGTGGTCGAACGGGGCGGTCTCGAAAACCGTTGTGCGCGCGAGCGTACCGTGGGTTCGAATCCCACCCCCTCCGCCAGACAGTCTCGGGTTTCGCCGTCTCCCCCGATATTTCCCTGAAAACCCCCGCATTCCGCGGCTTCCGTGCCAGGTTTTGGCGGCGGAGACTGTCTCCATTTTGTCGGCACGCCCGAATTGCCGCCGCCGTCTCCATTCGGCGATTTTGCGGTTCGGTTTCCCTGCCAACAGGGAAATTTACAGGGAACTCGGCTGAATATCGTGTGGTTAGGGCCAGATTCGCCTCGGTTTAGCGCCTAAAATCAGCAACTTACCCGCGATTTCCCTACGCCAATTAACAGGGAATTTTTTCCAGGGAACAGGGATCTTGTCGCCGATAACAGGCAATTCTCGGCCGGGAGCAGGGAAGTCTCAAAGTGCCGAGATCCAAGCTCGCTGATCGGGCCAGAGTATGCGATGCCTCGACTTGATCAGGCTGTCGGCGGTCAGGGTCGGGGATTGGCGACCGTCGACGATCGCCTGGACAATGTCTGGCGCCAGGAAGGCGAGATCGACGAGGTGAGCGACCCGGCGTTGGGTGATGCCCTCGCGGTTGGCGATGGCCTGCATGGTCGCCCCGGCCTTGATCTCCTCGAACCAGGTCCAGCCCACGGCGATCGCTTTCAGGAGCGTGCAGTCCATGCCAGGCGTCGTGTCGCCCAGCACCAGTTTGGCCTCGACCCCTCGGCGGCGGAGCGTGAACGCCCCGACGAGCGACAGCACTTCAGGATTGATCTGCGCAGAGGGAACGCCCAACCGCTCAGCCAGGGCCGTTGGAGCCAGGGTGACCGATAGACGCCCGGGTTCGATGCGTCCGCTGTCGACAAGCACCTTCAGGGTCTGACCCCGGCCCGGGCCTCTCAGCGCCGCGGCGAGCGATGTGGCGGCGGATGGCAGCTTTCTCAGCGCCTCCGGGGCGGCGCCAGTGATGAGACCCTGGGCCATTGCTGGGACTTCGAGCGCGTCGATGATCAGCTTGGCAACGGCCCCTTCCAGCGCCGCGGCCGGTAAGCGCCATCCGCTCAGATCAGGCTCGCCGCTGCCGGCGATGAGCCGCCGGGAGACGTAGTAGCGATGCCGTTTGCCACGCCTGAGCGCATGCGATGGTGTCAGGCGATCGCCGGTTTCGTCGATGAACTTGCCGGCCAATGGCGAAGCGGCCGCGGCTGAGGATTGGGCCTTCCTTCGACCCGCCCCTGCAGTCAGCGTCCGCTGGACGGCGTCGAAGATCTCCCGGTCGATAATCGCCGGCTGCTGACCGGGATAGGTGCGCTCCTTGTGCCGGATCTCACCGACATAGACCGGGTTGGAGAGGAGGTGATAGATCCGCCCCCGGGTGAAGGGCATGCCGCCATAGGTCTGGCCACTCTCGAACCGGCGACGCTTACTGACGAGGCCCCGCCGGTCGGCTTCCTCCTTCACGCTCCGCACACATCCCAGCTCCAGATAGAGCAGGAACAGGGTCCGGACCGTCTCGGCCTCGGCCTCGTTGATCACGAGGCTACGGTCCCTGGCGTCATAGCCGAGGGGCACCAGACCGCCCATCCAGAGCCCCTTCTTCTTGGAGGCGGCGATCTTGTCCCGGATGCGCTCAGCAGTGACCTCGCGTTCGAACTGGGCAAAGGACAGCAGCACATTCAGCGTCAGCCGGCCCATACTGGTGGCGGTGTTGAACTGTTGGGTGACAGAGACAAAGGAGGCGCCGGCCGCATCGAAGCGCTCGACCAGCTTGGCGAAATCGGCGAGCGACCGCGTCAGACGGTCGACCTTGTAGACGACGACGAGATCGACCCTGCCGGCGTCGATGTCGGCGAGCAGCTGCTCGAGGCCGGGACGCTCCAGGGTGGCGCCGGAGAGCCCGCCATCGTCGTAGCGGCTCTTGACCAGCGTCCAGCCTTCACCCTTCTGGCTGGCGATATAGGCGGCACAGGCCTCCCGTTGGGCATCGAGGGAGTTGAAGTCCTGCTCCAGACCCTCCTCGGAGGATTTCCGGGTGTAGACCGCGCAGCGGACGGACTTCCGCGGCATCAGCCAGTCTTGATCCCGAAGAACCGCGGCCCCGACCACTTGGTGCCGGTGATGACCTGGGCGATGGCCGACAGCGATCGAAACCGCTGTCCGCGCCAGTGATAGCCATCGTCGAGCACCTCAACCTCATGTAGGGCCCCGTTCCATTCCCGGACCAGGCGGCTGCCGCGGGCGGGTAGTCTGGCCGTTGCTGGCCCAGAACCTGGCCTCGCCGCGGCCTTCAGGGCCCGGATCGTGCGGGCGGAGAGCCCGCCGAAGGCCTTGACCTGGATGTCATAGGCGAGGGCCTTCACAGCCAGTTCCCGGGATAGCCGTGGCGGCGCCTCTCGCCCGAAGGCCGATCGCCAGCGTGCCAGCAGCGCCGCCCGATCCAGTCCATCTGGTGCGGCAATCTCGCGAAGAGCGATAGCCTTTGCCAATGCCGACACAGATCGTCTTTTCTCAGCCATCCGGGTCAGGCCGTCCCGGTACGGTAGATCGTTGTCCCGGACTCATTCTTGGTCCGGGTGACCGCGATTCCCCGCTTTCGGAGACCCGTCAGCGTCGCGCGGACGCTGTGCGCCTGCCAATCGGTCTTGGCGCACATCTGTGCGATCGTCGCCCCTGCAGGCCGCTCGAGCAGCGCAATTAGCGTGGCCTGTTTGGTGCCGGGGCGCGTGGCACATACGGCCGCCTTCTGTGTCGCACTGCGACGTGATTTCTGAGGCAGCTTTGCGGCGAGCCGCCGCCGGGTGGGCCGCTTGCCGGGAGCGGATTTGCGGGTCGTCTTGGATGTGGTCATGAGAGCCTCCGTGGTTTCGCGCACCGCGGAGATCGCGGCGCTTCCACCCCCGCAAGCCCCGCCGGCGGAGCCGGTCGGGGCGGAGAGTCCAGGGAAGCCCTCTTGTCACGCCCATGCACGCTCCAATCGCCGTGGAAGTCCAGTCGGTTGTGGACTGTCTTTCGGCCCGTTGCGGGTCGGTCAGGGGTGAGGGATTCAGCAGCAGGGGCTAGTACAAGCGGGTCCCGAACTCGGCGTCCCAGTCCACGCTGAAGGGGCTCTCAAACAGCACCATGGGTGCATCGGGCATCCGCGCGGGCCTGATCCAGGTGAGATACTGGGAGAGGCTGTCGACCTGATCGTCATGGCGACCCTTGGGGAACTGTAAGACTTCGGTTCGGAAGTCCTCGAGCCAGGCCGCCCGTTCGGGCAGCAGCACGTACCCGGCTTCGATCTGCGGCGTCTGGTTGGACATCCGCATCACCTTGTCACCGGTCACCGTGATCGCGATCGGCCGGACCGCGCCCTCCTCCCTCAGGTCCTGGATCAGCTGCGTCCCGGAGCCGGCATCTTCGATCAGCACCGTGTCGGCCTGATGGCGCCCGGCGAGGTCGACGACCAGGCGCTTCAAGGCCGGGTATTCAAGCCGCTTGCGGGTGATGTCGAGCAAATAATGGTCTTTGCCGCGGTTCAGCCAGGTGGTGCAGGCCGAGAAATCATGAAGATCCGAGGCCTTGGAGGCCGTGTCCCAGGACTGGATGATGCGATCCCCCGGCTGCCGGACCGGCTGGGTGGTGTAGGTCCCGAACCAGGCCCACTTGATGAGGTTCCCCTCGATCGGTAGGGGATTCTGCAAATATTGGGCGGAGAAGACGGCGGAGCCCATCTCCTCCTTGATCTTCTCCAGGTCGGCTTGGGACTCCCGTTCGGGGTGCAGGAGGTCGCCCGGCGCGCGCTCGTGGACCTCGTCCTGGCCGATCGGGATCCGCTCCGGCGCCTGGGCGATCGCCGGCAGATCGAGATGGACCCATCCGCCGGGATCCTTGTCGAGCAGGTAGCCGACCAAGTCCTCTACGTGGAGGCGCTGCATGACGACGATGATGACGTCGTCGCGCTTGCTGTCGAGCCGCGAGTACAGCGTGCTGTCGAACCAGTCCTTGACGGTCTCGCGCGTGGGTTCGGAGGAGGCCTCTCCGGGCTTGATCGGGTCGTCGACGATGATCAGGCTCCCGCCGCGGCCGGTCAGGGTTCCGCCGACGGAGGTGGCGAAGCGATTGCCCTGCCGGGTCGTCTCGAAGTCTTCCTCGGCGCGTTTGGCGCGCTTGATCCGCGTCCCCTGGAAGACCCGCCGGTACCAGGAGCTCTCCATCACCGTTCGGCAGTCGCGGGCATGCTTGGTGGCGAGCTCGCTGCCGTAGCTGGCGCAGATGATCCGCCGGGTCGGGTCCCGCCCCAGGACCCAGGCCGGAAAGGCAACGGACGAGCAGATCGACTTGAGATGGCGCGGCGGCACCGTGATGAT